CGCGGGTATCGCGCGAAATGCGTGACAGGCTGGACGGCGAACTTGAGGCGCGGATTTTCAAGCGGGGATAATGCCATCAGCCACCAACCGGGCGCGTTCTTCAGCCCGGGTGGTCTTGTTCTGAATTAGCCAAGCTTCCCACCATTCCAGCGCGTCCGCGACCGTTGGCTGTCCGACGAACCACTCGATTTCGCCTGAATATAGCGGCCCATCGAAGATCAGTTCACCGTTTCTTTCTTCGATGATCGGCGCGGCGACTTCATGGCCGATAGGCGACGGATTCGGTTCGCTTGCCGCATAGGCCGGCTCGATCCAGCCGAACCCGCCGGGGATCGAATAGACGAAAGCCGCCGGGCGAACAGTTTCGAACTTGTCCCGTTTGAAGCGCAGCCTGATGACTGCGCCTTTCCAGTTTTTCGTCAGTTCTTCGATCATCGCATCACGCTTCCCAGCTTAGAACCTCGCTCAGTTCCCGACCATCGGGCCACTTACTATAGCCCAGCGATCGCATGGTTTCCATGACATTGCGCCACTCGGCTTCGCTTGAGAAAACGACCGAATCGATATCATCGAAAAGGGACAGCCCATGCTTGAAAATCGTTTCGTCTGAAGTGTTTTCGGAAACTGATTTCAGGTCTTCGACGGTCTGCCCGCGGCGATTGTTCTCGATGAATCCCGGGGTGGTATTGCCGAACATATCGCTGTCGTAGGTGATCGCGTCCATGCGCTTCAGGACATCGGCTTTCCAATAAAAGCCGGCCGACTTTTTCGATCGCCTGCTCTTGATGCGGGTGAAGATATATGACCCGCCGCCGCTGTTCAGGTCGGACTCGACCGAAGTTCCGCGCAGCGCGACGCCGCGGCGAATCCGATCCGTCAGTGAAGAAAGATGCCCGCCGGAATCGACCAGCCGAAGGAATTTCTCCGCGACCCCGCCGCCCGCCCGGGTTTTGGAAAGCCCGGTGGGGTTGTGGTAGACGTAATGCGTTTTCGCAAAGGATCGGAATTCAGGCGTATCGAAATCCGGCCGGTATTGATGCACTTCGCCATGCCCGAAAGCCTGATGCTTTCCGTCGCGCTGCGCCCATCCTTCAGACTTTTCGACATCGACCCCGGTTCGCTCCTTGATAAGCTGAAGCTTCGCCTGAACCGCATCCTCGCCGCTTTTGGTCTTGTCGATCTTCTCGAATGCGGCTCGATCGCCAGCGCGCCGGGCGAACATGATGTGCGCGTATCGATTCAGGTAAAGGTTCTGCCGATCGATATCCGCGGCCCGGGCGGCATTGATTTTCAATTCCTCGATCGTGTCCATTGCCCGCGCTGAAACCGCTGCGCCTTTGCCTTTGACATCGATGTAAAGCTGACCGCGCATCGCCCACGCATAGTTCTGGCTGGTGTTCGCGATGAAAACGATTCGCCGCCCATCCGGCATCACGCCCTCATAGGCTTCGTTGATGCCGTGAATCTGCCCGCGCTGCCCGGTCGCCTTCGCGTAGCCTTTTTGAATGTCGGTCAATTCCGCCTCGAAATACGGAAGCCTGCGCCATGCGATGTCCGACTTTGGCTTTTCCGCGGCAACGATCTTGCGCGTGAAAATCACTTCGCTTGGGATCAGGTCGGACGGGAATTTGCCGTCGATCTTGACCGCCTTCGCGCCGGGCACTACCGACTTGCTCAGGTCATCAAAGACCGGAATCCAGCGCTCGAAAATCTTCAGCGCGCGATCGAGTTCGAGCGACGTTTCCTGATTCGCGACCAAGAGCGCTTTCTTCAGCGCTTCGACCGCCTTGCGCCCTTCGCTTGCCGCATCGATCACGCGCTGAAGGTCTTTCGGGTCGAAGTTGGCGCCCTGCGATGCGCGAAGGTTGATGCCCTTCACCGCCTGCAGCATGGCAGCGCGCGCAGAAAGAATATTGACCGACTCCCCGGGCGATGCCTGCGTGACGCCGGATTCCTTGATCAATTCGAGCAGGCGCGCGGAAGCTGATTCGCGCAGCTTCAGGGACGCGCGGGTCAAATCTTCGCCGTTCGCATCCTTCAGCAGATTGATCAGGACGTTTTGATCTTCAATTTCGTCAACGTCAGTCCGGATCGCATATCCATTCAGCCGGCTTGCCTCGATCGATTGCTGCTCCGCGCTGGTGACTTTCGCGCCAGCATCCGCGACAGGCGCGGGCGCCTCTGCCTCCTGCGCCGCCTTGTATCGATCGAGAATGTCCTTTCGCCTTGCGATCAGGATGCGCGCAAGATCATCGCGGGCGCCCTGATCAAGCGGCCCGTGCTGGGCGATGATCGCGCGAATGTCGTCATCGGAGATCCGTGCGACCCGGCGCGCTGCAGCCTCAAGGTCGGTTTTGCTCATCTTGCCGAAGACCGATGCGGCTTGCGAATTGTCACCCGGGTTGCGCAGCGTATCGATTTCAGAAACGCGCGGGCCGAATGCGTCGCCCTTCAATCCGCCCTGAGCGCGATATCTGAGCGCGCCGCCGGTATCGACCCGGATCGCGCGGCCCGCCTTCAACAGCAGGTTGTCGTATCCAAGCCCGATAACGTCCCAGTTCGCCAGCCAAGCGTCCAGCATGAACCCGTCATAAGTTCCGGACGCTTTCGCAAGATCGGCCGGGCTTCCCTTTTCCAGCCCGTCCACGATCCGGCTTGCGACCGAAGGTTTGCCATTGAGCATGACAATTCGCAATTCCGGAACCTCGATCCCGGCGGCTTCGTAGAATTTGGCCGCGAGGACTTCATTCCGCGCGATGTCCTCCGATGCCGGGGTCTTGATATACCAGCGATCGCCGGTCGTGGTGTCCTGAAACATGCCGCCCGGGTTGCTGCCCTTTTGCGGGCCGATCTGGACCATGTTTTCCATGTCCGGCCCATTCGGCGCCGGGCCGGCAACAGGCGCCACGGGTGGCGGCTGGGGTGGCGCCGCGGCCTTTGCCGCATCCTCGGCCGCTTTTGCCGCCGCGGCTTCGTCAGCGGCCTTTTTCGCAGCCTGCGCGGCCTTTTCCTTGTCGATCTTGCCAAGGAAAACGTCTTGCTCATCCGCGGAAAGCGAATCGAAAGCTTTTTTCTGTTTCGGGGTCGGGGTCTTGCCAGCGAGAACCGCTTTTTTGTATCCGGAAAGGATCGTCAGCAGTTCGTAGTTCGCCTTCATTGCAGCGGCCTTGCCTTCGACCGCGGATAGCCGGGCGGATGCCGGGCCACTGAAGAACCCCGGGATTTTCTCAAGCTGAGTCAGCGCGCGCTTCAGCCACTTGCCCGGCCCGCTTTCGCTGGGATAGCCGGCGATTTCCTTCAGCTTCGATTCAGCTTCAGCCTCCTTCGCTGCCGCCGCGGCTTTTTCCGCTGCGCGCTGCGCTGCCGCTGCCGCCTTCGCCTCGATCTCGGCTTTCGCCGCTGCCGCCTTCGCGGCATCCAGCGCATTGTCGATTTGCGCGGCCGCGGTCGGTTTTTTGGACAGCGATTTCAGCGCGGAAATCTGCATGTCTTGAGGCAGCGACGCCAACTTTTCGGCCAAAAGCTTGTCAAGTTTCTTTTGCAGGCCCAGCTTCCCCACGTTGTAATCGAATCCCGGGTCAATGCCTTCGGGGTAGGTATGCTTCGCCCCGGTGCGCGGATTCGTCCATTCGTAGGTGGGGATTTTCGGCGGCTTGGTATTCGGAAGCTTGCCAAGCGCTTCGAGTTCTTCGGCCGAAAGCTGGATGACCCCGCATCGGCAGTTATAGCCGAGGGGCGGATAGTTCTTGCTCCACCACGGGTGATCTTGCGGCAGGATCGTGTTGTCGCGCTCCTTATGCCAAGGACGGGTCCGATGATCGTCAACCGCGTCATACATCAAGAAAGGCGCGACATCGCTTTGGTCGGCGATCATTTCCCAATTCTGCTCGGCATATGCCGATTGCATGTTGGTCCGAAAGATCGTTTCAAGCCTGCGCGGGCTTCCAAGTTCGGCGACGATCGTCTGCCCGGTCAAGGGATCGACGACCTCCTTTCTGCCCCACCATCCTGCGCCCTGCAGCATCGGGATCAGCCCATCAGACCATTCGCCGAATGATGTCCCGTTCGCCATCGCTGATTCGAGCGACGCGCGAACCTGCCCTAGCATATCGATGTCCATCATTTTCGCGACGGTGAACGATTGCATATGCGCTTTGCCGACCATATCCGCATAACTGAAAGTCGGTTTCAGCTTTTTCGCCTTGAATAGCGCGATCGCATCGTCGGGCGCGATGTCGAAAGCATCGCCGGTCGGGACATCGAAGAATTCGAGCAGGGTCGCCGGCCCGGGCGGCGCGGAAACGGCAACATTCACGGCCGATTCGGCATATTCAGCGTCAGCGGTCGCGTCCAGCCCTTCGGCGATCAGCCGATCAAGTTCATCAAAGTCCAATTTTGCCCAAACCCCCGTCAACGCTGCGCGCGGATCGCACCAAGCAAACGCGAGAAGACGCCGGAATTCGTCAGCTTTCGCGTCGCGCCAGCGGCCGGAGCATCCGCCATGATTTCGTTCAGCTTGCGGCGGAAGGTTTCAAAGTCGCCAGAATCTTCAGCGGCATTCAGAAGCGCGGCGACCCGTTCGCCCATGATGGTCTGATATTGCTCGGCGAAATGGGATGCGGCCTGAACGATTGCCTCCTGATCGCCGCGGCGCGCGGCCTTGAGTGCAGCAATGGCGGCAAGTTCGCCCTCCGCGAACTGCTGGTCCAGCGGCGCGCCCGGCAATCCGCCGGGGATCATCAGCGGCGCGGCGGCTTGCTTTTTCTGCCATCCTTCGCCGTAGACCTCGCGAATGTATTCCTCGGTCGGTTCATATCCAAGTTCGGAAATCAGCTTGTCGCGTTCCGCGCGCGAAGTCATATCTTCGGGCGGCTCGACCATGCGGCGGATGCGCGGAACGGCGGCGCCGGGGAAATTCCATTCCACCCACCATTTCAGCGGCCCGCGCTGGAAAGTCTCGGTGATCAGGTCGGCATCGGATTTGACCACGGCATCAGCGACGCCCTCATGCACTTCGGCTTGGGATCGGCTTGATCCGCTATCCGTGGTCATCGTCTGGCTGAGAATCACCTTTGCGATCGCCGCGTCCATCGCGGATTTCATGCCTTCGTAATCAGCGGCGCCGGATCGCGCAGCCTCAAGCAATTCGACGGTGATGTTTTCAGGCACAACGACGCCGGCATCGGTGGCGATCGAGCGAAGCATCTGGACCGCTTTCGCGCGCTGCGCCGGGTCATCGATTTGGCCGGCCGGAAGCTTGGCGACTGCGGTTGGCTGTCCGAATTTTTCCAGAAAGACCAGCCAGAATTTGATGTCGTTGCGCTTGAAAAAGACCGGCCAGTAAAGCGAGTGGGCGAGGCCCAATCCATACGGTTCGTCGTGATGATCCGATCCGGTGCTGATGGTCCAGAACTTCCGGTCTGGCATCGTCACCAGCCCTTCGGTCGATCGATTCAGATAAAGCGCGCCTGATTGCCCGAAGCGGAAGCGGGCGCGATCGCGGGCGATGATCTTGTCGAAATGGACCCGGCTTCCATCCTGCCGCCACAAGATTTCGGCGACGCCCCATCCGTAGAAGACCGAAAAAAGCATCTTGTCGGTGATGTCATCCCACGCAAGGTTCGCCATTTCCTCAAGCTTGAAAACTTCCGCGGCCTGAACGGAAAGCGGATCGTCGGCACCCGGTTCAATTTCGACCTCGGCGCCGCAGACGCGAAGCCTGCGCTGTTGGAATACCGATCGCACCTGATCATCGCGCAGCAATTCCTTGTAAATCGAAAGGGTCGAATCACCCCGGGACTGCAGGACGGAATCGGTCGGCGTCAGCGCGTCGGTATATGGATCGCCGCTTGTGCCAAGGTAGAAAAGCCCGTTGTCGGGGATTGCGATTTCCTGCTCGATGGGTTCTTTCGGCTGTTCGACGTTCATGTTTCCCTTTCAATATCCATTAGACCCGCTTCCCGAATGAACAGACCCGTATCCATATTCGGTTTGCCCTTCGACCCGATATCCCGCGTCCTCTGCCGCAAGCCTGCCGCCGGTTGATGCCGTTTCGAGCCTTGCGTTCCAGCCGCGCGCCCAGCGCAAAAATTGGGTTGTGCTGTCCACCCGGTCATCATGCGGCGCCAGCGGAAAGCCCAGCAATTCAGATTCGTAATCCACAAGCCACGGCGAAGATTCCGGCAGCACCAAAAGCCCAGCCTCGACCATTGCCGAGACTTCATTCGCGCGCGTCGGCTTATCGCCGCACGGTTCGATCGCAATGACCGGGATCGATGTCGAACTGCGAAGGTCTTGGATCAGCGATTGCCCGCTGGCTTTATCTTCGATCAAGACCGCCATCGGCCGATCGCGCTCGGCCATGCTGATGACAGTTCGGCGCAAAACAGGGTATTCGATCCGCCCATGAAAAACGTCCCGCAAATAATAACCGGGATTTTGCCCGCCATATTGCCAGACAGTGCCGACGCTTGGATCGTTGATTTTGTTCGGCTTATATGCGGTATCCCATGAATGGACGCAAAGCTTTGCATCGGCTGGAATGACGCCGTAGCGGCGAAGCCACTGCGCTTTGAAGATAACGCCCTCGGCCGGCCGCGGCCTTTGCTGAAACAGGCTTGCCCATGTTCGAGCGTTCCCGCGGAAGTTCGCCCAATGCTTTTCATCGAACCATTCGGACCAAAGCATTTCACCCGGGCGCCTGCCAAGCGGATCGTCTTCCCTTTCCGCTTCGGCCGGCAAGCAAATTACCTCCCATTCATTCCCGTCGCGGCAAAGGATCGACCCGCTTTCCCCTGCGTAATGCTTCGGCAAGATGCTGCCAGCTAGATCGGCTTCGTGCCATCGGGTCATCACGATGATGATCCAGCCGCCCGGGATCAGGCGCGTCAGCAAGTCATCGTCATAGGCTTCGCGAACCTTTTTCCGGATCACTTCGGACTCGGCTTCCTCGCGGCCCTTCACGGGGTCATCGATAATCAGCCCATGACAGCGGTTGCCGGTGATGCCGGAAAGGATTCCGCCCGCGAGATATTCCGATCCATTCCCGAGCGCCCATTCATCCGCCGCGCTGGTCGCCGGGCTGATGCCTGTCCCGAATATGCCGCCGTATCCGCGCGACCGGACGACTTGCCGGGCGCGGCGCCCATGCCTGCGCGCAAGGTCCGACCCGTAACTGGCAAGGATGATGCGCGCGTTTTCTTTCCGGCCCATATACCAAGTCGGCGCGACCACGCTGGCATATGTCGATTTTGCTGATCCGGGTGGCATGAACAGCATGAGGCGCCCATGCGGTTTGAGCATGGTGCGCTGGATCGCGGAAAGCATGAGGGAGTGATGCGCAGCGACCCCGGTTTCGATTGGCGAAAAAATCCATTCATCGTCGGAATCTGAAACGGGCTTGCCCGGGACATCGATCGCATTCGTGTAAGCGATCAGGCTGTCGCGCGCCCGTTTCCTGCGGATCAGTTCACGCGCCGCCTGTGCGGGCGATACGCTCAAGTTCGTCGTCCGTCATGGCGTGAACGCCTTGGGTGATTTCATGCTGCATCGGCCCGCCGTCCTTGCCGGTCTGCTCGACCAGCGTTATGTCGCGCTTCCCTGCGCGGGTTTTTTCCCACCAGATTGCAGCGGAAACCGACTGCGGGCTGTTCCCGATCGCCTTTTTGAAAAGCGATTGCGCGACCATTGCGTTCGCCTGCGAAATGCCATCGTCGAGTTCTTCTCGGAAAGCCTTTCGCAGCGTCTTTCCATCGATCGGCCGGCCGGTCTGGTGGTTGATGATCCGTTCGCAGATAAGCGAATGTTGAAAGCCGCATGCCGCCATGATGGTGACCTGAAGCCTTTGCTCTGCATTCGGAATGAAAGGGGTTCGCGCCATTATGCCGCTTCCCCTTTGGTGGATGGAGCGCCCGGGTCGGTGTCACACCGCCGCTGTTCCGGAGGGAGGCCGGTCATCGCTTGCTTCGGGCGCCTTGATGCTCGATCAATGCGCTGCCCTTTATACATTCCCGCCCCGATCGCGTCAATCTTGTCGAAAGGCACGATCGGGACCGTCAGCCTTTCGCGCGCGGCCGGGTTCAGGAAATAGATATACCGCAGTTGATACCCGGGCATCGGCGCATACCCGGCTTCGCGAAAGCCCTTCATCGATGACGCGCCGGTCGAAGTGATCGCTTTGCCCTTCGTCACCGTGGTCTTGCTGATGGTTGCCGATTTCTTCGCCTGCAGCCCGAGCCGCAGGCTAAGGTCGGTCGCCGTGCTGCCATCGGGCGCGCGCCAGATCGAGGTATTTTTCTTGATGCTGGTCAAGACGAATCCGCTTGCGCGATAGATCGTCCCGTCGCCGCATTGCGTCCCATCCGCAAAGCTGATGATCCACTCGATGTGCGGGTAATGCTTGCGGATCATCTTCAGCGCGATCGATATCGCCCGGCTTTCACTGTTCCGCGGAAGCTTGTCCGAGAATGCCATCCGGTTCAGTTCGAGGAATCCATTCCAAGCGGTTCCCTCGACCATGCCCTGCGTCTTTCGCTTATCCAGCGACGGCCCGAACTGCATGGCGCCCTCAAGCTTTCCATTCAGGAAAACGCCGAGGTGAAGCTGCGAATTCTGGACGACCTTCCCACTGTAATGAACCCGCTTGACCAGCGCTGCAGCATCGGACGACGAAATCGGCGCGACCCTGATGTCCTTCGCCCGGGCTTCAGTCATCGGAATTCCCCTGCAGGAAAACTTCGCAGACGCGGGCCAAAGCATTCCCGTTCCCGTTCTCGTTTTCCGATCCAGCGAAATCGCCCATGCCGCGCGCGACTTCGAGGGCGCGCTTTACCGTTTCCGCCTGCGAATCGTGAAGGGTGAACGTCATCTGCTGAAACGGTTCCCGATCGCCTTCAGGCAAATTCGGCATACCGTCAAGCGGGGTTGCCGGCGATCCGATCAGGTCGGCAAGTTCGGTCGGGCTGAATCCAAGGATGGAAAGGTCGAACTGCTGGTCATTCAATTCATCCAGTTCGACGGAAAGCATATCGAAGTCCCACCCGGAATTCAGCGCGATTCGATTGTCGGCGATAACCAGCGCGCGACGCTGCGCCGGGGAAAGATGATCGATGATGATGACCGGGACGGTCTGAAGCTTCAGCCGCATCGCCGCGGAAAGCCGGCCATGACCTGCGACGATATCGCCATCGCTGGTGGCAAGGATCGGGTTCGTAAATCCGAATTCCTTGATGCTGGACGCTATCTGCGCGACCTGTTCATCCGAATGCGTCCTGCTGTTCCGCGCGTAGGGGATCAGCCGATCAAGGGTCCAGTGCTCGATCGCATTCGCGGCCCATTGCCCGGTTTTATCCGCGGCCTGCGCCTTTTCTGTGCGGGATTTATTGCTCAAGCGACATCCTCCCGGGATTCAGTTTCGATCACGCCGGCCTTGCGCAAGATCATCACGATGGTTGCCCGATTCAGCCCGAAGTCCCGGGCGATCTTTCCCAAGCTTTCCCCGCGCTCGACCCGGGCCTTTCTGATTTCTTCGTTCCGGAGATCCTTCAGGACGTTGCGCTCGATCGGAATCTCAAGCCTTTCACCGCCGAACACGGCCGACAGCTTGCGCGCAGCTTCGAGGCCGATGGTGAGCGATATCGGATGCGTCAGCGTCGCCTTGATCGGGACATAGAGTTCCCCGTTTCCCCATCGGCAAGCGATTTCATACGCCGCCCCGATTCCGACGACTTCCGCGATTTCTTCGATTATTTGCTGCATTGCACCCCCATTCGCCAACGAATCATTGAACCGGAAGCCTTTCCGCCTCCGAATATCGAGCCGCGAGGATTGCCTGCGCCTGATCCTTTTCGCGCCTTCCGCTATCGACCATCCCATTCAGCCAGCCGTGCCAGAACCCCCGGCTTTTGTCGCTTCCGGGTTCCGGATCGCCATTCAAGCCGGCCCGGTATCCGGACAGGATTTCGGCCGCGTCCTGATTCGCAAGATCGGAAAGGGTGACGATTCGATCGAATTCCGCCATCACGCAGCCTCGATCGGGAGCGTCCTGATCCGGACCTTGACCCCGGGGATTTCTGAATATTCCTTCAGTAGCCCGATGCTGACGACTTGCGCGTCATCGATGAAAACCACGCCGTTGATCGCATCCTTGACCGCCTTCAGCACGTTGTCTGCGTCTGGCTTTTTGGTCGCCGCGATCATCTGCTCGGCAGCGAGGCCGCGGCGCTTTTTCGACCAACTTGCCGGAATCTGAAGCCCGATGTGAATCCACAAGTGGACAGGACCGGGGATTGGCGCGGCGCCTTGCATCGCTTCAGCGGCGGCATATCGGACAAGATTTTCGTAATTCACTGTTTTTGCTGGGGTATATGCTTTCGCGAATCCCCCGCGGGTGGAAAACTTCGGCCGGCCTTTTGCGATAGGCTGGCCCGGGACAAAAAATTCAATCTCCACGCGGCTTTCTCCCTTCCGTGTGCTGTCTGATCATTTCGGCTTCCAAAGCTTTGCGCCTTTCGCCCTGAAGCGGTTTCAAATATTCGCGCCTTTCGCGAAGCGGTTGCGCGAGAAGATGGCGCGCCTCGCATTCTAGCCGGAATTTTGCGGTCCATGTTTCGGCCGGCGCCTTGCTGCAGTTTTCGCAATGGCATTGCGTGGTCATGGCGCCTCCCCGGTCATCTTCGACGCCAGCATTTCGGCAAGATGCGCGATCCGCTTCCGCGCGTCTTCCGCGCTGATGGATTGCTGCCCGGGCGCCGGCAAGGCGACCATGTAAGGCGGGACCGGATCGCTTCGCGCATGCGCAAGCGCATTGATCCACCGCGCCTTGATCGATTCCCATGACTGCGAATTCAGGTCATGCCAGCCGATCGCGACCGCGGCCCAATAGACTTGAGGGCGCGACCATTCATCGCCGCCAATCCCGCGCAGCCGCACCCGCATGCTTTCGATCGCTTCCGCCCATTCGATCCGCGGGTCGGCCTGCGGTCTGCAGACCTTCAGGAATTCCGCCAAGCTTGGAGGCCAATCGTACACGCGACGACACGCCGCTATAGCGGGCCGAATTTCCTCGGGCCTTATGCCATCCTCGGCGAATGCTTCCGCCCATGCTTCACGCCAATTCTCGACGGCCTGATGGTTGGCAAACGCAGCGCGCCAGCGATTCGGATATGCCCCGTCCAGCCGATTCCACAAGTGATCCATGAGGGACATTCCAAGCCGCGGGTGGATTTCAAGCCACGCGCTGCGCGATTCCATCAATGGTGCGTTCATCATCTTCGTCATGCCTTCCCCCTTTCCGGTTCTGATTCACGTAGGCGACCGGATCGAATTTCGTTCCCGGCGACGCCCGTCCATTCCCTGCCCTGCCGAACTCGACCGCTTTGTCGCACCATGTTCGCCACGCGGCCTGCCAATCCTTGAAAAGCGTTCCCTTCGCAGTGTGCCAGTTGGCAAAGGCTTTCAATTCCGATTCGATTTGCACCCCGCGCTGTTCCGCATAAGCGACGCCGGTTTCATTCGGGACGAAATCGCTTGGCAATGGCGCGCCCTTTTTGGCTGGCTTCCCCGCTTCAGCGGGAGAAGAATCTAAACCTTTAGGTTTAGATATATTGGTCTTGGTCTTGGTCTTGGTCTTGGTAGCATTGCCTTCGCATGCCGATTCGGTGCGTTCGCATCCTTCGTCTATGCGATCGCATCCAGATTCAGTGCGATCGCTTGATCCAGAAAATGCGCCCGGACTGCCATCGCTTCGCGATCGCTCCGCTGTTCGATCCCATCTTGCGCGCGCGCTTTGCGCCGCCTTCTCGGATTTCTGGTGGTAGATTTTGATTTCTGCCTCGCATCTGGAATGGACCCAGCCGGCCGGCGTTTCGGTGAAGAATTCCTGCAGGACATCATCGACCGCATCGCGCTGGGCCTGCGTCCCGGCCATGACCAGCCGATAGACCTTGCGCCGGTCCAGCGGAATCGATTCCTCGCGGGTGTAATAAGCATCGATCAGCCTGCGATATGCCATGTCTTCGTCCCATGAAAGATGCCGGGTCGCGCTGGCATAGTCGCCAATATGGAAAGGGTAGAAATTCATTTTCCGCGCCTCGCCATCAAAGTGACGTTGAAAGGATGCTGCCCGGCATTGATCCGGGCGATTTCTTCGTTCAAAAGATTGCCGTAATGCTTTTCATATGCCGCGTTGAATTCATCCTGATGCGCCGATAGAACAGCGGCGACCGCATAATTGCGCGCCAGCGTATCGGTGGCGTCATCAAGATGAACCACGCCATCCTGATCGATGATCAACCCCATTTTGCAACCCCTCCTGTCTCCGGCTCGGATACATCGTCGAGGATTTCCTGCGGGCTGATCTTGTCGCCGCCCAGCTTGCAAAGCGGGACGATGTATTGCGATCCGATCCGGCCGGTCTTATACCAGCGCATCGGGGTGGTCATGGCGGCAAGCTTGAAGTGATGCGCGACTGCGATCGGCCCGCCAGCGGCCGCGACGGCGCGATAGATCGGCACCGACCAGCCGCGCGCGCGAATTTCGTCATCTGTCATCCTGATTCCTTTCGATTGTTTTTCCGGGCTTCGATTATTTGCTATCGCGGCGCGAAAAGCTAGAGCATCGGCCGATAAA